CCAGTTTGTGATTCCATAAGATAGGCTGTTGATGCTGATGCATATGAACCAGTTGCGTCTATAAGTATTTGAACTTCTGAACCACTTGCAAATATTGTATTAGATACTGATATAGTATCACCAACAAGTCTACTAAATGAACCAGTAGAAGTGATTGAACCACTTATATTTTTATCAAACTCAACCGAACCCGTTACATTTAACGAACCAGTTATTCCAAACGAACCTGATAAAAACTCCTTTAACTGCTTTCTCTTTAAATCGGCCATTATGAATCAAACTTTCCTTGAGCGATAATTTCATCATCACTTTCAAGATTGTATCCTATATTAGTTACATCAACTTTTAATAAAAATGATGTTCCCTTTTGTTCTACTTCTATTGCATTATGTTCCATATATCCACCATTCATAAAGAATATAAAATCATTTTCAGTTGTTGCTGTCATACCACTTGGTGCTGATGCTGTCGTTGCTGCGAAACTTGCAGTTGATGAACCAGTCACACCGGTTGCTACTTTTACAAAACTCTTTCTTAAATAATCTAATCCAGATGAAGTCACACTTCCTGTTAATTGTGCGTTTACATACGCTTTTGAAACACCAGAACCTTGTTCACTTGGATTAGCTGGTAATCCTAATACTTCTCCGTCTCCACTAAATGTTAAGTCGGCTTGATTAGCCATTGTTGATGTTGCTAAACCAGTAATTGTTTTATTAGTTAGTGTGTCTGTTGTTGAACTTCCAACAATATTTATATTACTTCCTGCAGCATTATCTATAGCCCATCTAGTTTCACTATGGTCAAATATTAATTGTGCATTTGTAGAACCTACCCTACCAACTCTTAATCCAGAGTCTGTTGATGATAAAGCTGTTGAACCGGTAAAATTTAAATCTATAATAGGGTCTTCTACTGCAAATCTAGAAACATTATTAAATGATGATGAACCTTGAACAATCAAATCTCCAAATATTTTTATACTACCACTTGGAACACCACTTGTTAATACTTGTATTACTTTATTATCATTAGCATCCATAATAACTGGGTCTGTTGGGTGAGCTATCTTTACTTTACCAGCTGTTAATGTATTAGCTGTTCCAATATTCAAACTACCTGTTCCGATGTTGTCTACATTTATATTATCAAATTCTAATGTGTATAATCCAGTTAAAGAACTTGTTACTGCTGAACTTTGTAATGACAAACCACCCGATTGTGGAGCTTGTGCTTGTGTTGTTAAATCAATTAATGTCATACTGATGCCTCTCTTTGAAAACTAATTTTTATAGAAGACTCACTTCCGTCTCCTGTTGTTGTTGGTGGTAAAAAATTACTATCACCTTCTGTTACTACTGAACCACTTTTTAATTCCATTCCAAAATTATCAAATGTTAATTTGTGAACCCTAAACTTTGTTTGTGTTGTATCTATGAAAAAATCTACTGATGCTGATTGGGTTTGGTCAACATTAGACAATTGTTCAATACCATTAATAAATATTCGTAATGACCCATTTCTGATACGATAATTGTCAGCTATTGTTGGTGTAAATTCATTATATGTTGATGTTGAACTACCTATATCTGAAAATGTGAAATGTTCTTGTTGTTGATAATACCTTTCATTGGCACTTGATAAGTGAATTAAATCTGTATCTACGGTTGGAATACCATTTTTATTATCAAAAGAATAACCTAGTGTTATACTTCCGGTGTCATTAAACATAACTCTATCACCGGAAAACTTAGATTCACTTACCGGAAATGTAAATTGTCTTGTTCTTCCTTTTAAACCTACTCTCTTATCTATTTCTCTTTGTGTCATTATGTTATCTCACTTTGAAATATGATAGTTACAAAATCACTTTCTTTTATTGTAAATCCTGTATTATCTGATTGTCTTTTTCTAATGACTACATCTTTAAAAGAACTTGAAATAAAATAATCAAATCCACTAGTATAACCAATTTGGTCATCAGCAGATATTAGTTCTAACCCATTCAATTTTACTTGAACTGATGAACTCATAATTCTTCTGTCCGACTCCAATGTTGGTTGATAAATCTGTCCTTGACTTGCAGATAAAGATGATGATTGACTACCAGAAACTCTAAATGATTTTAGATTATAAATAGAATTTGCATTAGAAACTGATAATAATGCTTTATCATCTCTTGAAGAAGTAGGTTCTCCACTACCTCTCATCACATAAAAAGTTCTACCACCAAAAGTATTAGTAAATTCTAAATCTTGTGCTTGTGTTCCTACGCCGGTAGATGCTCCTCTAATAAAATCTGTTGCATTTCCTAACCCACTTGGTAAAGATGAATTACCAGTTGTCAATATTGTTACCTTTTCTGCTCTACTATCTGGTGAAAATACTGATGATATTGATAAACCACTTTCATCATTAATCAATACTTGTTTTGGTGAGAAATATCTTTGTGTGTTTATAAATTCATTAAATGCTTCTGGAATTAAATACCCTTTAAAACTCATATTGAAATTTGTTTTGATAATTCTTTCGTTATCACCCATTTCTGTAGCATCTTCAAAAGAATCTATTGATGATAAAAATTTAAATTTATTTGGTTCACCCCAATATGCACCTTCTGAAAAGTTTATCTGTTCTATAATTCTGTTCATTTCTTCAATATAAGGTGTCCAAACTATTGCTTCATAATTTAAATTCATATAATCTGGAACAGCAGTGGTATAGTATTCTTTTGAATTTAACATACCTTGAACTACTGAAAATCTATCATATCGTTGATTTTGTGAGTATTTTTTTTCAAATGTGTAAAATTGTTTTGGGTCGTTAGCATCTAACTTATCTACCGGCATTGTTTCGTTTGCTTCCATTGAAACTCTACGAAAAACAATTAATGGTGTAACTAATTGTCCTTTAACATCACGAACATATCCTTGTTTTTGTATTGAGTTCCATCTTTCGGCGTTAGCATAATAGATAGGAACTTTTACTTCTTGTCCGTTGATTGTTGTCATTGGTTTTATAACTTCATTGAAATAATACATAATAGCTGCATCAACATCCATTAAACCAATAGATACATTTTTTACATTATCTTTTCTTTGGTTTGTTTCAGAACCTCTACCTTTTTGTAGTCCTCTATTGAGTTCTCTACCTTCAAGTCTTCTTTGTGTTCTTGGTAATGGTTTTGTTCTATCAGTCATTACTCAACTCCTAATTCCAACCCAATTCGTTTTGAATATTCTTTTTGTGTATTAACTATACTATTAAATGATTCTGGTAATAAATATCCTTTCATACTTAAATCAAATGTTGTTTTAATAATTCTTTCTCCTTCAAATTCTGAAGCATCTGTGAATGTTGATATACCAGCTTTAAATTTAAATTTATCAGGTTCACCCCAATAAGAATTTTTTGACCAACTTATTTTTTCAATAATCTTATTCATTTGGTCTATGTATGGTGTAAATACTATACAATTATAATTTATTGTAACATAACTCGGAATAGTTACATTATAAACTTCTTCTAATGGTTCGTCATTTTCAAATAATGTAGAAGTTTGTGTAAATCTGTTTTTTGTTGAAAATTTATTTTTAAATGTATAATTAGAACCTTCTGTTGCTGGTTGTAATGAAGGTGTTAGAAAAGCATTATTTGTTTCTCTTGATACTGATGTTCTTTTAAAAATTAACAATGGTGTTATAAATTGACCTTTAACATCTCTTAAATATCCAAGTTTTTGAATTGACTTCCATCTTTCTGGATTTGCATAATAAACAGGAACTTTTACTATTTCACCACTATCTACTACTTCTGGTTTTATCACCTCTCTAAAATAATACATTACAGCTGCATCAATATCTAACAACCCAACTGAATAATTTTTTACATTGTCATCTTTACGAGTTGTATCGAATCCTCTGTTAAAGTTAGTTTGTGTTGTTAATATTTCTTCTGTTCTTGGTAAAGTTTTACTTCGTTCCATTAAATACTTCTCACTTCTTCGATGTTAAGATTACTTCGTCTTAACAAGTTAGCACCACAAATGACTGAATGAATATGTTGTCCGTCGAGTTGTTTATATTGTCCACCAACCAATTGGTTTTCATTTATATTATTGATTTCCCAATAAGCGGTAAACCATTCAACTACATCTCCTATTTCCAATACTAAACTTACATCTCTTAGAGATTGTCTTACAAATGAAAATGTTGCGTTCTGTCTTAAATCAGGACCAAATTCATCTGTATTAAATGCCATATCTTCGGCTTCAACCAAACAAGCTAATTCGACACCTGGTCTAAATACTTTTCCGTTTGATGTTTCACCATACATATTAGTTTCCGTATTGTTTGCTGATATTTTATAAACAATTACAGTCTGGTCAATGATTCCACTATTCGCATTATTTAAGTCACCGATAAGTTCTTTATTAACTCTATCGAATGTGTCTAAATCGTTTTTTCCGAAAAATCGTGGGTTTGCCATCTTTCACTCCTAACCTATGTAGATTGGATATGGGACTCGTTTAAGTTTTTCTTGTAGGAACTCTGATTCATCTTTGTCCGCTTCTAGTAGTGCTCTACGAGAAGTTTGGTCAAGCATTT